TCAGGGGTAATGGGTAATGTACCTGGTATGTCAAGTATCGCATCCCCGTCTGGTCTTGCTAGTGGAATAAGCAACTTACCAGGTGGACAATCAGCAATTTCATCTATTGTAAATTCAAGTTCTTTAACAACAAGCGGAGTTTCTGCTACATTAAGCAGTCTTGGTTCAATAACTAAAAACGCATCAAGTGCAGCATTAAATCAAATTAGTAGTGCGACTTCAGGTTCAAGTTCACTTTCAGGTTTATTATCCGGAGGTGCATTGACTGGGGCAGGTGCATCACTAAACGGAGCACTTACTAACCCGAGTAGTTTATTGGGTGGTGCTGCCGGAAGCATACCCAGTATCCCGGGATTACCTAGTATTCCGGGTATTCCCTCAGTAAGTAGCTTGACTCAAGGGTTGCAGTCTGGAAAGCAATCATTATCATCATTAGTTTCAACTGGTATCTCACCAGCAGCAGCCGCAGCACTAACAGCAAGCATGAATTCATTAAGCACTTCAAGTCCGTTTCCTGTAAAAATGCCAACTGTAGCAGAGAAAACTGTTGATAGAAGTGAAGTATCTACACAAATTAATAATTTATTGGGCGATAAAAAAATACCGTCTCCTAACTATAGTGGAACTATCGCTGCTCCTGCAACAGCCGCTTATCAATCAAATGAAGACCGACAAATAAAAATTGCTAAGTATGAAGCTGATAGGAAGGTAATAACTGATGCTCAACAAGCAGTATACGACAACGCTAAAGCAGCATACGATGACGCCAGTCAAACATTGCCTCAAGGTGATCCTGAACTACATGCATTACTCAAGACCGCAATCGCAGAAGCTAAAAAACTACTTGCAATAAAACAAGAAACTTACGACGGTCGTTTAGCGATATATTCTAGTTAAACGATTATATAAATACAGTATAGGATAAATCATGGTTGCATACAAAGGCTTCTCTACAATCAACGCTAACACACCAAAATCTACTAACCTTCAAACGGGTCCAGCAGGCGGCACAGGTTCGGTAGTAAACCCCTACAATGTAGGAAATAAGTTTGGGTTAGTTGATGGACCATTGGTTATGCAAGACTTGGTTAACGCATTGAACATTCGTCAGGGAGAGAAAGTAGGAAAACCCAGTTATGGAACTACTCTTTGGAGTTTTGTTTTTGAACCCAATACAGCGGATGTACAGTTTCAATTAGAAAATGAAATACGCCGTGTTGCTGGTCAGGATCCTAGACTAGTAATTAATACTGTTAGAGCATATCCACAGGATAATGGTATATTATTAGAAGTTGAATTAGCTATTGCCCCATTCAATCAAGCTACGCTATTAAGTGTATTCTTTAATAGTTCTACAAATACCGCAGTACTTCAATAAAGCTAAAAAACCCAGGTTATTAGGTATGATAAATACTTAAAAGAGAATAACTATGGCAACAAGCAGCAGACAATCAGCATTATTTGGAGTAAATGACTGGAAAGCCATTTACCAAACCTTCAATCAAGCCGACTTTAGAAGTTACGATTATGAGACTTTGCGTAAGAGTTTCATTGATTATCTGCGCCAATATTACCCCGAAACATTCAATGACTATATTGAAAGCTCAGAATTTGTAGCATTACTTGACGTTATGGCGTTCATGGGTCAGGGTCTTGCTTTCCGCAACGACTTAAACACCCGCGAAAACTTCATTGATACTGCCGAACGTAGAGATAGTGTTATAAAATTAGCTAATCTTGTAAGCTATACTCCTAAACGTAATTTAGAAGCGCAAGGTTACTTGAAAGTAACAAGCATTCGCACTACACAAAATGTAACAGATTTGAACGGATTTAATCTAAGCAACACTCCTGTATTATGGAACGATCCTGCTAATCCTAACTGGTTAGAGCAATATAATACCATTATCAACGCAGCATTGATTAATACTCAACGAGTTGGTTTACCAGCTAATTCAGCACAGATTCTTGGTGTAAAAACCGACGAATATACATTACAAATTCCAGCAGGAACACTACCCGTAGTACCGTTTAATAATATAGTTAACGGATTGAATATGAATTTCGAATTGGTTAGTACAAGTACAGTGGGCGAAGATTACGTTTACGAACTACCACCTGCCCCGACTAATCAATTCAATATGTTATACCGCAACGACAAGTTGGGTTATGGTAGTCCAAACACAGGATTTTTCTTTTACTTCAAGCAAGGTTCACTAACAAACTTTGACTTTACGTTACAGAATCAAATCTCAAATCAAGTAATTAATATTGGTGATATTCAGGGTGTTAACAATACTGATACCTGGTTATATCAGATTAGTCAAGCTAACGGGTCGTACGGATTGTGGAAGAAAGTAGATAACATTTATGCTGATGCTTACCTGCAAACTGAAAATTCAGTCAAACAAATCTACTCAGTAAACAGCAGATTCAATGACCAAGTAAGTTATGTATTTGGTGACGGTGTATTCAGTCAAATACCAGTTGGTACATTCAGAGCATATGTTCGTGCAGGTAATGCGTTGACATACACTATTCAACCAACTGACATGCAAGGTCTTTCAGTTTCTATTAACTATGTGAGCAGAGTTGGACGTGTTGAAACATTGACAATTGGATTGAGTTTACAAGTTCCCGTATCAAACGCACAAGTTCGTGAAAGTCTTGCTAGTATTAAACAACGTGCGCCAAGTCGTTACTATACACAAAATCGTATGGTCAACGGCGAAGATTACAACAACTTCCCCTATACATTGTATAGTTCAATCATTAAGAGTAAAGCTATCAATCGTAGTAGCGTTGGCGTAAGTAAAAACTTAGATTTACTTGACCCTACAGGTAAGTACAGTAGCACAAACAGCTATGCCAATGATGGTGGCGTTTGGTTAAACACTGATAATGGTTATGCGACATTAACTATTAATAGCACCGGTGATATTATCACATTCTTAACAGGAACATTGGCTGCAATATTAGCTGATAACAGATCAAGTCAATATTATACACAAAACTATACCAGATACAGTATCAATAGTGCGTCAGGCGATGGAACATTATATTGGAAAACAAGCACTGTAGATGCTAACAGTTTAACGGGTTATTTCTACAATATCACTAACGGTGGTGAAAATCCTGTGCCAGTTGGAACATATTCCACATACAATGCAAAATATATTACACAGGGCGCATTACTTAAATTTATAGCACCATCTGGATACTACTTTGACAGTAACAACAGACTAGTGAGCGGTGTTGCTGGTCCGTCAGATACAACATATATCTGGACAACAGCATTGAATGTTATCGGTGATGGTTTCAATAATGGCTTAGGTCAATTTGCAAATGGTACAGGTCCAATAACATTGAATGGTTATGTCCCCGCAGGCGCTATATTAACAACTGTATTACCTTCATTTGGTAACACATTACCTAACAGCGTTATCCAAGAATGTATCGTTCGTTTAGATTTACAACAAAACTTCTCATTGGTCTTTAATAACTCATTGACTATCAATCAGAATCGTTGGAGCATTGATATCTACAATTCAAGTAATTATTTTGTTAACTTTGAAAGTGTTGGGTACAATAGATACTCTGTGACTTATCGTTCACTGGCATATTACTTTGGTAGTGTCGCTGATACACGATTCACCTATGAAGCAGGGAAATTAGTGTATGATCCATTCTCTGGAATTATTCTTCAAGACTTTGTTAAAGTATTAGAAACTAACACACAACCAGATAGTAATTATGCACTAAGCAATCCTGTAACAGCTAGTATCATTGGGCAGACAGTTGAAAGTGATGGTTATATCAATGACTTTGAAGTTGAAGTTGCTAGTATTGATGTTAACAATAGAAATATTATTCAGAACCCTGACTTCTTTAACGAGATCACTGGTTATGTTACCGGTAGCACAAACATTGGCATATATGCGTTCTTTGAAACAATACAAGATGCTATCAACTTAACTCGCCAAGAATTGATTGCTTCATCTACTGTATCTTATCAGTATTCAACTACAACACAGATTGAAACTGTTAAGTATGAATACCCTGTTGGTCAATTGTTCTATGCTTATAGTGAAAATGTATTCTACATAACTGTGCAAGACCCAACAGTAACAACTCCATCTTTCACGTTAGTTGTTCAACCACAATATAGTATGAAGCCAGGACGCCAAGGACTACAATTCCAATATCGTCATAACAGCAACAATACCACACGTATTGATCCTGCTACGACAAACATTATTGACTTGTATGTAGTTACCCAGGCATATTATACTGCTTATCAAAATTGGATACAGGATACTACCAACACAGTAGTCATGCCATTGAGACCTACTATCAATCAATTGAGTACCGAGTATAGTCAGCTACAAGATTATAAGATGTTGACCGACAGTGCAATATTAAACAGTGTAGTGTTCAAGCCATTGTTTGGCCCTAAAGCAGTGTCAGCATTAAGAGGTACTATAAAAGTTATTAAGAATTCTAGTACTAATGCCAGTGATAGCGAAATTCGCAGTGCTGTATTAACACAAATGAATAATTATTTTAATATTAACAATTGGAACTTTGGTGACACATTCTACTTTAGTGAATTGAGTGCTTACATTCACACTAATATAGGTGACTTAGTAAGTTCTTGTGTGTTAGTACCTAACGACCCTTCACTACACTTTGGAGATTTATATGAAATTAAATGTTTGCCATACGAAATATTCGTGAACGCAGCTACATCAAATGATGTAATTGTTATTGCAGCACTTACACCCGCCGAATTACAGATAGCATAAGTACTAGTATAGAGATTAAAAATATATGGCAACAAGAATTAGAACATTAGATTTTCTTCCAGAAATATTCAAAACCACAACCAACGCACAATTTTTAGCAGCAACGCTAGATCAATTGGTAGCACAACCTAATACTAAAAAGATTCAAGGTTATATTGGTAGTAAATTTGGATATGGTGTAAATGC